GGCGTCTTCAACGATGCGTCGAATATGAGCCACGATGTATTCAAGACGGTCTCATCGACCAGCGTGGCGCGGACGACGACCCTGGCGGTCTCCGGCCAGACCCTACCGGGCGAGTTGTTCTATACCGACTACGCCTTGAGCCGGTCGGCATCCGGGGAACTGACCTGGTCAGCACCCGGCGCCCTTGCCGGCGGCGTTGTACCGACGTGGGCCTAAGTGGTGGCAACTAACGGGACAATGCCCCAGACAAAGAAGGGATTCCGCATCCCGGACCAGACCGCCCACATAACCTTTAGCGGGACGGACTACGACGGGGCCGAGATATGGGTCAAGCTGAATGTCAGCTTCGCCCACTACATCGCCCTACGGGAAGCGGCCGAGGGCGACGACCAGGCCAAGATGGCCGAGCTATTCGGCGGCGAGGTCTTGATGGAATGGAACCTGGAGGACGCATCCGGGGAGCCGGTCCCGGCGACCGGGGACGGGATGCTCCAGATTCCCTTGTCGTTGGCGATGCTCATCGTCCAGCATTGGATCGAGGCGGTGTCGGCAGTTCCCGTCCCTTTAGAACCGCCATCAGGCGATTTAAGCACGTTGGCGGCGGCATCGACCGCGACGGGCGAATGATAACCAAACCGTGGGAATTGGAGGAGGCCGAATTGATAGACGGCCTTTGCCAGAGGTATTCATGCCTCCCATCCCAGTTGATGGCCGAGGACGTAACACTCCTCCGCATGGTGGCTATAGTCCAGGAGGGACAACCAGAGAGCGATGGCTAATACCGTCGAAATCAATATTACCGCCGACCCGAAAAATGCCCAGGCTGGATTCAAAAGCACCCAGACGGCCTTCGGGAAGATGGCGGACGGCATCAAGAAACACCGGAAGGCCATCGGCGTCGGCCTCTCGGCTATCGGCGCCGGGATAACCGCGCTCGGCGTCTCCGCGGTCAAGTCCGCCCAGGAGGAGGCCATCGGCATCGCCCAGTTGGATGTGGCCTTGAAGAACGTCGGGACATCCTACGATGCCCAGGCCGCGGCCATCGAGAAGGTCATCGCCGCGCAACAGAATAAGACGAACTTCGGGGATGAGGCCCAGCGGGACGCCCTGATGGGCTTGATCAGTGTCTCCGGGGACTACGAGTCCGCGATGGCGGCATTGCCGGCAGTCCTCGACCTGGCGGCAGGGAAGGGGATGGATTTGGGCGCGGCCTCGACCCTGGTGGCGAGGGCCATCAGCGGCGAGACCTCCGCGCTGAAAAGGTACGGGATCGAGGTGGAGAAGGGCGCCGGGTCAACCGAGGTTATCGCGGCCATCATGGCTAAATTCGGCGGTCAGGCCGAGGCGGCGGCGGACCCGATGGTCCAACTCAAGAACCGGGTGGGCGACCTCCAGCAAGAATTTGGAAAGGCTCTGATGCCGGCGTTAACCTCGATGGCGGTCCTCCTGGAGAAGGTGACGACCAAGCTGATCGCGTTCTCGACCGAGCATCCGCAGTTGACCAAAGTCCTGATGATAGTGGTCGCGGCCCTGGGAGCGGTGGCTCTGGTGGTCGGGCCGCTTCTGTTACTACTGCCAACGATGGCGGCGTCGATCGGGATACTCAGCGTGGCATTCGGCTCACTCAGCTTATCCATGCTCCCGGTGACATTGGCGGTCGTGGGTATCGCCGCCGCTATCACCGCCGGGATTCTGATCTGGCGCAACTGGGACAAAATAGTCCTGGCGTTGAAGGTGACCTTTGACAAGGTCTTTAATTTTATCTCGGCCATCGTCAAGAAGGTATTCTCGACCATAACCGACCTCTACAATTCCAAGCTGGGCTGGATACTTCCGGGGGGGTCGCTGATCAAGGCCATATTCTTTCTCCGGGACAACTGGGAGAAGATATTTGACACCATCAAGGCGGTCTTCTCCAGGGTCACCGGCGCCGTGATGACGACCGCGCTCAGTTTTAAGACCCGGATCGTCAACGTATTCTCCGGCATCAAGGACGGCATCGTCGGGGCTTTCACATCGGTCAAGGACCGAGTCCTGGGAATATGGGACGGCATGGTGTCCGGCATCAAGGGCGCGATCAATAGCGTTATCGGTACGATTAACGGATTCATCCAGCGGATCAACTCCATCAAGATCACAGTCCCCGGTGTGGATATTCCAGGGGTCGGGCGGGTCGGGGGATTCTCAGTCGGGATGCCTAATATCCCGGAGATTCCAAGTCTAGCCAAGGGCGGCATCGTCAACCGGCCCACGCTGGCGATGCTGGGCGAGTCCGGCCCGGAAGCGGTCGTCCCGCTTGGGCGTGGCCGCGGCGCCGGGATGACGATCAACCTGGTGATCAACGGGGACGTAAATGGGTTCGATGACTTCCAGCAAAAGGTGACCAGCGTCATCAGAGACGCCGTCCTGGGCGGCGGATTCCAGGGCGTATTAGCGAGGGCTTAATAAATGGCGAACGAATTTATCCACATCGACCCTGGCGCTATATTAACCAAGGCCGAGTACGAACTCATTACCGGGCATCAGTTCAATTCCCAGGCCACCGGGGATATTCTCTTTGCATCGACATCGACGCAACTTTCCAGGCTTGGGATAGGGTCCAACACTAACGTCCTGGAGATCACCGGGGGAGTCCCCGCCTGGGTTGCCACATCGGGAACCGGCTCGGTCGCCAGGGTCTCATCCCCGACATTCGTTACCCCGGCACTCGGAACGCCTTCCGCGTTGGTTGGGACCAACATATCGGGGACGGCGTCCAGCCTAACGGCGGGAACGGTTACGACTAACGCCAACCTGACGGGCCATGTAACATCCAGCGGGAACGCCGCGGTCCTGGGGAGTTTTACCTCCGCACAATTAGCGGGTGCTTTGACCAACGAGACCGGCTCCGGGCTGGCCGTTTTTGGGACGAGCCCGACCCTGGTGACTCCCGCGCTTGGGACTCCAGCATCTGGAGTTATGACCAACGTGTCAGGAACAGCGGCCAGTCTGACGGCTGGGAATGTTTCCACCAACGCCAACCTGACGGGCGTTGTAACGTCCACCGGGAACGCGACCGCTATAGCCGACAAAGCCCTCGCCATCGCAAAATTGGCAGACGGCACAGACGGCGAACTGATAACGTGGAACGCATCGGGGGTCATAGCGGCGGTGGCCGTAGGGGATGCCGATCAAGTTTTAACCAGTAATGGCGCCGGAGCGGCACCGACGTTTCAAGCGGCTGGTGGTGGTGCTTGGAGACTTGATGGCGGGAACTCTACTGAGGGGACAACCACCAGCACATCTACTGCAGACGTAATCACCGTTGGCAGTCTGAGCATCGCCAGTCCAAGGGCGGTCAATGTTCGATATGCCTTCCGCAAAACAACTGGAGCGGCCAACGATGTGCGGGTCGGTTTGAAGATGAACTCGACCGAGGTAAGGGCTGATTCGCAGTCCAACCTTGGCACCGGCAACGCCGCGAAGGAGGGCGTGGCCTTTGGCGAGATGTACGTCAATGTTTCCAACTATCTAGGCTCATCCCGCTGGATGACCGCGGGCAACCATGGAGGGTTCGTAGAAGCCGAGATGGCAGATATGCCAACCGCCACCATAACCGACGTAACGGGCCAGGGATTGGTCGATGACGGTGCTATCACATTGGGGATGGACGAATTGATCGTCGTCTCAACATCAACCTCCTGATGTTATATATATTCGCAGGATTCCCACGCAATACTCTTAACGCTGGTGGTGTCCAACATGCGGTAGAAACTGTGCTGGAACTCGCCATCCTGGAACATGACCCAGCGGTACAGTACCGCAAAGAAGGGGTATTTGCGGATGGTTCCGAAGAGATGCTTTATCCCATCGAGTACCGGATAAGTGAGATGTGTATCCGGGACGGCATTACCTGGGACTGGTTCCCGGCAAGTTGGTGCTTCGGGAACGGGGTGACCATTCACAAAACGATTGCCAACCCTGACTATAAAACGGTGGTGCATGGGACGGACCTCGACCTGAACGAGTTCCTGGCCCAGCATGGCACAACCCGGCTGGCTGATCTGGAACTGGAACGGGTGCATGTCCGACACGAAGGCTGGCAGAAGTACGAAGCCCGCTGGCTACCTGGCACCTGCCCACAGGAAGGCCATGCTGTACATCTGACCTGGCTCATCACAACCCACACGCTGGCGCCATTCGCCTACGATGCCATCAGGGAGTTGATTGAGGTTGATATACCTATAGACCGCACCCTCTATGAAGACCGTCATTTCTCACCGACCCGGAGGTACACCAATGCTGTTTCGTAATATCCGTAAGATCGCCACTGGTGAATGGATAGATGTCCTGTACACAATAGACGGCGCCAGTTTCGATGTGTCTGCCGATTCCCACGTTGCAAATATGGCCGCGGCTTTGTCACTCAACCCCAACGAACTGGAAGCCGTCGATAGCAGTGCTGATGCTAGGACTGGCACCCTGATCGACCAGCCGGCAAGCACCTCCAGCCCGACTCGCCAGGAAGAACTGGTAGCCATTGGGAAGGACGCCTGGACGGATGCACAGCAGAAAGAATTGATAGAGTTATTATCACTGAGAGTTACGGGGACGGAAGTTAATTAGTGAGGTTCATGATTACCGGCGAGGGAATAGCTTGATTATAGAACTGGACGAGTCCGAGATACAACTTATCCTGGACATCCTGGGCAAGACTTCAGTCGCGGGGCTGGAGACCATGAGGGCGGTGTTGTTGCTGGCCGTGAAACTTGAAGCATCACTCCCGGCGCCTTCCATCCTAGAGGACGTTGCATAGTCATGGTGGTTGCAGATTATTCGCTCCAGGTGGACTGGGACAACAGCGGGAGTTTTGGCGGGCTGACTTTTCCCATCACATTTCCTGGAACGTGGGCTGATGGTGGGATTCCCTCGTCTCGTATCCGCGGCATCAGTTGCTCATTCGGGCGGGACCGGGCCAGCCAGTTGACCGGGAAATCCAAGGCCGGGACGCTCCGGGCCACGCTAGACAACCGGAGCGGGGATTATAACGCTTTTAATACGTCCTCCCCGCTCTACGGCAACATCCTCCCAGGCCGTCCCGTCCGGTTGTTGGGGACATCGGCCACCCAGTCCGACCAGGCCATATGGCAAGGATACCTGACCCGCATCACGCCGCAAGTCTTCCTGGGCGGGGATCAGACGGCGATATTAGAAGCGACCGGACCACTCGGCCAGGTAAATCTAGATCAAATCGAAGTCCCGATGGTGACCTCCCAGAGGACGGACCAGGTCGTGGACGACATACTGGACGCCGCCGGCTGGGGGAGTGGTTCCAGCTTCCGGACGCTCGATACCGGCAAGACCACGATCTCGCGCTATTGGAAGTCGGGCACCTATACGGTCCCGGCCCTCCAGGAGGTGGAGTCCACCGAGGGCGGATTCATCAGGGAGTCAAAATCGGGACAAATCGTATTCGACAACCGGACGCATCGCCTGTCCGGCGCCGCGTTGACCAGTCAGGCGACCTACTCGGACGCCTCCGACGCGGCGAGGGTATATTCCGGCCTCACGATGGATGACCCGCTCCCCCACATATTTAATATCTTCCAGACCGAGATTCAGACTTACACGACCGCCAGCGTGGCGGTATTGTGGACGCTTTCAGAGAGCGGCGCCAGCTCCCCGTCCATCTCTCCCGGTGTGGCCCGGACATATATCGCCCGGTATCCCACTTCGGCAT